GCGGCGTCGTTGCAGCAGCAGATCGATCGGGCCAACACGCAGATGGCCGAGCAGAAGGCACGGCTTGAGCAAGAACAGCAGGCCGCGATGAGCGAGATCGCCGCCCAGCGGCAGGGCGCCTATGCCGTCACTGCCACGCAGAGCGAGCCCGTTGCGGCCCAGGTAACGACAGCGGCCAAGCCGAAGGAGAAGAGCAAAAGCAGCCTGAAGATCACGCCTGGCGCCACGGCGGCGACCACCGGCACCGGCATCAACATCGGGGTCTGAGCCATGTGCGGAGGGGGACGAAACCAGACGGCCGTTCGCATGGCCGAAGAGCAACGCCGCCAAGAGGAGTTAGCCAGGCAGCGCCGCGAGGAGATCGCCAGGCAGGAAGCCGCGATGCAAGCAGCAGTCGCTGCCCAGCAGGCCGAGATGCAGCGGTTGCAGCAGGCCCAGGCCCAGGCCCAGGCCAGCCAGAGCGATGCCGTTGCGCAGCTGCAGGCCCAGGAGGCATCGCAGCAGAAGGCCATTGATCAGAGCAAGCTCGCCACCCAGGCCGCCGCGGCTTCGATGCGGGTGCTGCAGGCCACACCAACGACCAAAGCGCCAACGGCCCAGACCGCTCGAGGCCGCACCACGGCCGCACCGCGAGCGACGAGCCCATCGCAAAGCCTGCGCATTGGCGGCACTGCTGCCAGCCCCGGCGTTGGCATGAACATCGGAGGCTGAGATGAGCTGCGAAAAGCGCTACCGCACCCTTGAAAGCGATCGGAATTACTACCTCGATCGGGCCCGCACCTCAGCGCGCTACACCCTCCCGTACCTGATTCCGCTCAGCGACACCTACACGGCCAACCAGAACGAAGTTCACGGCCTGCCGTGGAATGGCATCGGTGCCCGTGGCGTCCACAACATCTGCAGCCGGCTGACGCTGGCACTGCTGCCGCCGACTGAAGCGTTCTTCCGCTTCACCATCGACGAGATCGAGCTGGCCAAGCAGGAGCAGCAGGCGATGGCGGCCGGTGCCAGCCCCGACCAACTGGCCCGCGGCAAGAGCGAGTTCGACATGGGCCTGGCCAAGCTCGAGCGGGCCGTGCTGCGCAGCATCGAAGCCAGCAACGACCGGGTGGCGGTGCACGAAATGCTCATGCACCTGATCGTTGGCGGCAACGCTCTGCTCTACGTGAGCGAGAAGGGGCTGCGCTGCTTCCACCTCAACCGCTACGTGGTGCGGCGTGACCCGATGGGTAACCCCCTCGAGGTGATCGTCTGCGAGGAGCTCAGCATCGAGAACCTGCCCGATCGGGTGAAGGCGGTGCTCGAGGAAGAAGACCGCGGCATGGCCGGCGTCGTCGATGAGGAAGACGAGGGGGACGCCGACGAGCCGTTCCACTACGACCGCACCGTGCGGATCTTTACCCACGTCGAGTGGGACGGCGATTGGGTCGAGTGGTATCAGGAGGTCAAGGGCAAGGAGATCCCTGGCACCAAGGGCAAGGCCCGTGCCAGCGAATCGCCCTGGCTGGCGCTGCGGATGTACCGCATCGATGGGCATGACTACAGCCCGGGCTACATCGAGGCGGCCTGCCTGGCAGACCTGCAGACCGCTGAGGCCCTGAGCCAGGCGATTGCCGAGGGCTCGCTGGTGAGCGCCCAGGTGAAGCATCTGGTCAAACCCAGCGGCATCGCCAACCCGAAGAAGCTGGCCGAGTCGGCCAACGGTGCGTTCCTGCCTGGCAACCCTGATGACGTGTTCACCATCCAGGTGAACAAGGCCAACGACCTGCGGGTGGCGATGGAGGGCCTGGCCCGCATCGAAGCCCGCCTGGCCCAGGCGTTCATGCTTGCCGACGTGCGCGACAGCGAACGCACCACGGCTGAGGAGGTGCGGCTGCACGCGCTGCAGATCGAGAACAGCCTCGGCTCGATCTACTCGATCCTCACCACCGAGTTCCAGCAGCCGTATGTGGCGCGGAAGCTGTCGCTGCTGATGCGCAAGGGCAAGCTGCCCCGGCTGCCGGAGATGGTGAAGCCGGTGGTGAGCGTTGGCCTGGCGGCGGTGGGCCGCGGCAACGACCTGGAGAAGACGGCCAGGTTCATGACCATCCTGCAGCAGTCGATCGGGCCGGAGGGGATTGCCACCTACGTGATGCCAGCTGAGCTGATCCGCCGGCTCGCGGCATCGATGGGGATGGACATCATCGGGCTGGTCAAAACCGACGAGCAGCTGGCCGCCGAGCAACAGGCCCAGCAGCAGATGGCGATGGCCCAGCAGGCGATGGCGGCCGGCATGGCTGACCCGCAGAAGTTGGCCAACGCCGCGGCCACCACCCAGCAGATGGCCGCACCCCCGGCACCAGAACAACCACCTGAGGAAGCACTCGCATGACCGCCACACCGATCGCTGATCAACGGGAAGAACTGCAGGCCCTGGTGGGCCCTGGCCAGCAAGACGTGTTCGATGAGTTCATCGAAGAGGTGGGTCAGCAGCAGGCCGAGATCGCTGCTGCCACCGAGGCCTCGGCCGAGGACGACGACGAGCCCAAGCTGCTGGCCGGCAAGTTCAAGAACACCGAGGAGCTGGAGAAGGCCTACCTCGAGGCCCAGAAGCTGATCAGCCAGCGGCCGGCCAAGGCCGAGCCGGAGCCTGAACAGCTCGCCCCGCTGAGCCGCGAGGAGGCCATCGGCTACTACGGCGAGTCGATCGTCACCGCCGCCGAGGAGGCCGGCATCGATCTGGGTGCCTGGGATCAGGCCGTGAAGCGCGGGGATGACACCGCCGAGCTGCGGCAGAAGCTGTCGGCCCAGACCGGCATCCCCAGTCAGCTGATCGAGCAGTACGAACAGGCGTTCCGCCCCAGCCAGCAAGCCGCCGCGCCAGAGAGCGAAGGGCTGAGCGATGCCGACGCCTCTGAGCTCAAGGCCCTGGTGGGCGGCGAGCAGGCGTTCGAGCAGCTGAGCCAGTGGGCCAAGGCCAACCTCAGCGCCGAGGAGCTGGCCGACTACAACGCCGTGGTGGACAGCGGCAACAAGGCTGCCGTGCGGCTGGCGCTGCGTGCCATGCAGGCCCGCGCGAGCGTCAAGCAGTCCGACGGCAGCGAGCCGGAGCTGATCGGCGGCGGCAAGCCGGCCCGGGTGGAGGTGTTCGCCAGCCAGCAGGAAGCGCTGGAAGCAATGCGCAAGACCGACAAGAAGGGCCGCAACCTCTACCGCAATGACCCGAAGTATCGGGAGTGGTACGACAAGACGATGGCCCGCTCGACGTTCAGCTCATAATGAGGTCATGAGTTGATCTGCACTGGTGCAGTTGAACGGGCCTCCTTAGGGAGATACCCCGAATCGACACAGCCGTGATGCAGGAGCTCGCCATTCCTTAGGCCCATGGCCAACCTCACAAACCTCGACCGTCTAGGTCAAATCAAACAGGCCGGTGCAACTGATGCACTGTTCCTGAAACTCGGCATGACCGAGGTGCTCGATGCCTTCGACCGCAAGTGCGTGTTCAAGGGCAAGGTGAAAGAGCGCAACATCCGCGGCGGCAAATCTGCTGCCTTCCAGGTGAGCGGCCGTAATACGGCGGCGTACCACGTGCCCGGGACTCCGATCCTGGGTGACACCAGCCCCACCACCAGCTCGGACCGCAACGAGCGGATCATCAACCTCGATGGTCTGCTGGTTGCCAGCGAGGTGATCTATGAGCTCGACGAGCTCATGAACTACGTGGATGTGCGGCAGGACGTGACCCACCAGCTGGGTCAGGCCCTGGCCCGTGAGTGGGATGCCCGTGCTGCCCGTGTGCTCTATGGCGCTGCCAAGACCACCACGGAACCGCTGAACGCCTCTACCGCGTCTGTCACCGGCTCGATCTCGACCACCACCCTGACCGTTACCGCGATCGGGAGTGGTCGTCTGTCGCCGGGCATGACCATCAGCGGCAGCGGCGTGACGGCTGGCACCCAGATCGTCTCGCAGCTCACCCAGACCAACAGCGACGCGCCTGGCGGCCGCGGCACTTACCAGGTGTCGAAGTCGCAGACCGCTTCCAGCACCACCATCACCGCCACTGGCGGCCCCAATGCGGGGCGCGTTGGCCAGAGCGAAACCCTCTCCGGGGGTTATGCCTCTGCCACCAAAAACGCCAAGGGCGATGAGCTGATCGAAAAGATCAGCGCCCTCAAGGTGCAGATGCTGCAGAAGGATGTCCCTGTGGACGACATGATCTGTGTCGTGCGTCCTGAGGAGTACGACCTCCTGCTGGATTCCACCCGTGCCATCAATGCCGACTTCAACGGAGCCGGCGGCGAGAACGGCAGCTTTGCCAGCGGCAATGTGCTGCGGGTAAAGGGGATCCCCATCATCTGGAGCAACCACGTCAGCCAGCCGGCTTACGCGAACGTCTCCGGCTACGACAAGAACACTGACTACGAGCAGGATCTGTCGAAGTGCCGGGCGATCATGTTCCACCGTGATGCCATCGGCGTGCTGACGCTGCGGGACATCGGCCTGCAGATCACTCCCCAGGGCGGCGACTTCAACATCATGTACCAGGCCACCCTGATGGTTGCCCGCATGGCGATCGGCATGGCGAAGTTGCGCCCTGAGTGTGCCGGCGTGATCGAAGTTCCCTAGCCTCTGAACTGAGGACTCCGCTGCTGCGGGTCGGACAAGGGAGACCGAGCCCCCACGCCAAGGGTGGGGGCTTTTTCATGCCGCCGATAGCATGAGGCTTGCCCCCCTGCAGATGTGCGATGGGCCTCGCCAATCAGGCCGTCACGCCAGGCCGCACGACACTGCTGGAAGCGGTGAACATCTGCCTGCAGAACATCGGCGAGCAGCCGGTGAACAGCCTGGAGAACCAGCAGATCGTGGAGGCCACCATGGCCGAGCGCACGATCATGGAGTTCCACAAGGAAGGTCAGACAAGGGGGTGGAGCTGGAACACCGAGCTGGCCTACGAGTTCGTCAAAGACTCCGCCAGCAACAAGATGGTGGTGCCGGCCAATGTGGTGAGCTGGGCCACTGACGCCTATGAGTGGGCCGGCCGGTTCCAGCTGCGGGGTCAGACGGTCTACGACAAGGAGAAGCGCACCACCATCCTTGGCAGCGACATCACCACGCTCAAAGCCGACGTGGTGTGGCTGCTGCCGTGGGATGAGTGTCCCGAGGCGTTCAATCGCTGGATCACGATTCGCTCGGCGCGGGTGTTCAGCGACCGGGTGCTGAGCAGCGACTCGATCTTCAAGTACACGGCGGTGGACGAGCAGGCCGCCCTGGTGGAGCTGCAGCGGGTGGAGCTCGAGCAGGCCCAGGCCAACAGCCTCACCGGCGGCCCTGGTCTCAGGCCATTCCCCACCTACTCGCCAGGGCTGGGCCTGCTGGGCCGGACCCGGGGGTATCTGCGTGGCTAACCTCGTCTCCTACACGATCCCCAACCTGATTCAGGGGATCAGCCAACAGCCGGACGCGCAGCGAGATCCGAGCCAAGGCGAAGTTCAGATCAATGCGATGAGCTCGCTGGCCGAGGGCCTGCGCAAGCGAGAAAGCACGCACTGCATCGCCAAGGTGAGCACCAGCTCGTTTGGCGATGTCTACTTCCACCAGATCCTGCGGGATGCCGACGAGCAGTACCTGGTGGTGATCAGCAAGACCGCTATCCGGGTGTTCGACCTGGCCGGCGCGGAGAAGACCGTCACTGCTGCGACAGGTGCGTACACCTACCTATCCACGGTGGTGAGCGCCAAGAGCGACATCCGGGCAGCCTCGATCGCGGATTACACCTTCATCAGCAACACCAAGAAGGTGCCGGCAATGGATGCGGCCGTGGCTCCGGCCGTTGCCCGGCCGGCTGTTCATGAGGCCCTGGTGTGGGTGAAGGCCGCCAACTACGGCCAGCGGTATGCGCTGAACGTCAACGGCCAGCAGGCAACGGTGACCACGGCCGTGGCGCCGGTGGTCGTGAGCGGCTCGACCACAACCGAGAACCGCATCAGCACCGCTGAGATCGCCAGCCAGTTGCGCGGTGCACTGCTGGGAGGGCCTGCCACGGCGCTGACCCTGGTGGGATCGGCCACCACGCTCAACGCCACGGTGACCGGGGTGGCGACCACCACCGATGAGGGCGGCACTGGGCTCACGGTGAACGTCACCGGCAATGGCAGCGCAGTGACGGCCGTGGCGATCAACGCCGCCGGGACTGGCTACCGGGCTGGGGACAAGATTTACGTGGCCCGCAGCCTGCTGCAGGGCGGCACTGACACCACGCCGGTGCAGGTGGCGACGATCAGCACGGCCACGGCCGGGCCGCTGAGCGGGGTGTCGATTGCCCGCAGCGGGTCGGTGCTGCACCTGACCAGCAGCAGCGCAATCACGATCGCCGCGTCGGATGCCCGGGCCAATGCCGACATCACGGCGATCACCAGCAGCGTTCAGGCCTTCACCGAGCTGCCAACGATCGCACCCGAGGGCTACCAGGTGGAGGTGGTGGGCGATCCGGGCAACAAGTTCGACGGCTATTACGTGAAGTTCGTGCCCCGCAGCGGCTCGTTTGGTGAGGGCTCCTGGCAGGAAACGGTCAGCCCTGGGGTCGAGTACAAACTCGATGCCGCGACGATGCCGCATCTGCTGGTGCGGCTGCCCAACGGCACGTTCTGGTTTGGCCCGGCCAATGGCAGCACCCAGAGCGGCGTCACCATCCCCAGTTGGGGACAGCGCACCGCAGGCGATTACGACACAGCCCCGGATCCCAGCTTTGTTGGGTATCCCATCCAGGACGTGTTCATCTACAAAAACCGCCTGGGGTTCCTGGCGGATGAGAACGTCATCCTGAGCCGGGCGAAGAGCTTCTTCGACTTCTTCCCGGAGACGGTCACCGCTGTCCTGGACACTGACCCGATCGACCTGACGGCCAGCAACAACCGGGTGTCGGTGCTGCGCTACGCGATCCCGTACCAGGACGAGCTGATCATCTTCAGCGACCAGATCCAGTTCCGCTTCAACGCGGCCGAAACCGTGCTGACGCCGCTGACGGCACAGATCACGGTGCTGACGCAGTACGAGATGGATCCGAACTGCCGGCCGATTCCGGTGCAGGGCACGATCGTGTTCTGCCTGGCCAATGGCCAGTGGAGTCAGTTCCGCGAGTTCAGTGTCCGCGGTGCGGGAACTGCGCTGGTGGCCGATGCCTCCGACCTGACTGGGTACGTGAGCAGCTACATCCCGGCCAACGTTTTCAAGATCACCGCTAACGACATTGGTAACGCCTGGTTCGCCGTGTCGAGCAAGAGTGGCTACGAGAAGCGTCTCTACGTCTACAAGTATTTTTACCGAAACAGCGGTGGCGGGGCCGAGCGGGCGCAGAGCAGCTGGAGCCATTGGGAGCTCAACGGCGCTGATCGGATCCTCTCGATCCTCTGCATCAAGGAAGTGCTCTACCTCCTGGTCGAGTACGGCACGGAGGTGTGGCTGGAGAAGATGCCAGTGGCTGATCGCCTGAGCGATGTGGCCCCGAATCCCTACCCGCTGCTACTGGACCGGCGGGTGTCCACCACCACGGAAACACCAGCGGCGATTCGGGTGGCCGCCGGCTCTTACAACGCCACCACCAAGATCACCACCTGGACGCTGCCGTACACGATCAAGGCCAAGACCCAGGCGTGGTCTGGCTACGGCATGAACCACAACGGCGGAGTGCTGCTGGGCGAGGCCAACAGTGGCAGCACGATCACCGCTCGAGGGGACTGGTCAGCCGTGCCGGTGTTCTTCGGCGAGGTCTACAACTTCCGCTATCGCTTCACGCGCTTCAAGCTCTACAAGGAAGTGGGCGGCGGGAAAGCAGCCGCGAACGTCGAGCGCACGCAGGTGCGTCACGCCAAGCTCCGGTATCACGAAACCAGCTATTTCGACGTGATGGTGATGGCCGAGCGTCGGCAGACAGCTGTTTACAAGTTCGATGGCACGGTGCTGGGCGGCCGCAACTCAAGCCTCGGCACCGGCATGTCCCAGGGCTTCGACCCGGAGACCAACCGCTACTTCGAGGGCGTGTTCCAGATCCCGATTGCAAGCAAGGGCGAGAACTGCATCGTCGAGATCCAGAACGACACCGTTCACCCGTGCAAGTTCAGCACCTGTGAGTGGGTGGGTCTGGTGACCAGCCAGGCACGGAGTCTGCAATGAACTGGGCTGATCCCACGCCTGCACGGGTGCAGCGCATTGCCAGACTGCTGCGGCACCAGGATCGAATCGAAGTGCTCTACAGCCATCAGCAGACGGCGGAATCTGCCGTCTATGAGAGCTGGCAGCTGGCCTCCATTTGTCGTTGCATAGATGGAGATGACGGGAAGGCAGTGGGGATTTGCGGCGTTGGTGGAGATGGCGGCAACAAGATTTGGCTGCTGGCCACCGATGAGCTGCTGGCCACTGCAAGCCATCGGAGGCAATTCATCCGTGGCGGCCGGCAATGGGTGGATGAGCTGCTGAGCAGCGGACGGTTCCTGGCGCTGGAGAACTGGGCGCTGGCCAGCAACACCGCCACGTTGCGGTGGCTGCAGCACCTGGGCTTCACGGTGGATACCCCTGAGCCCATGGGGCTGGGCCTCCAGCTGTTCTGTCACTTCTGGAGGGCTGCCTGATGGATCCCTTCTCGATTGCCTTTGGCGTTGCCAATGCCGGACTGGGCCTGCTGGGTGCTGGCGCATCAGCCAAAGCGCAGCAGCAGGACTACCTGAACCAGAAGGCGTTTCAGGACGCCAATAGCCGTTTCGCGCAATGGCAGGCGGGCTTCAATGCCCGCATCGCTGATGCCAACTCCCAGTACAAATACTGGGCTGACACTGTTAATTACAACCAGCAGTTGGCTTACACCAACTCGCTGCGCAATTTCGAGCTGATCAAAAGCATCCGCCAGGCGGAGATCGTCGGGCAGACACGCGCAGCAGCTGGTGCTGCCTATGTGCAGGACAGCGACGCGATCAGCCAGGCGTATCAGGAGGCCTCGATGCAAGAAGCCGTGGCTGCTCAGCAGTACCAGTGGCGCGCGCTGCAGGCCCGGGCGTCTGTGCAGGCGATGGCCCAGGAAGGCCGGTCGGTGGATCGGATCGTGAATGACTACGCCCGGCAGCAGGGCGACTACATGACGCTGCAGCAGATCAACCAAAGCATCCGCACGCGGCAATACAACCGCGAGCAGGCCGGCCAGGTGGCGCAGTACCTGAACCGCTGGAACAGCCAGCAGTTCTACGAAGAGCAGCCGTACATCGATCCGATTGCACCGTTCGCGCCGCTGCCGACGCTGCTGCAGCCGCCTGGGCCATCGATGCGTGGCGGCGCGCCAAGCGGCGCAGCGACGGCGCTGAACATCGGAACGGCGCTGATGGGCGGTGTGCAGTCGGCGTTCTCGATGCAGGGAATGATCGGCGGGCTCAAAACGCCATCCAGTCCGACTGGCCCAGGAACCGGCAACACAGGCCTGGCGTTCAGCGGCATCAACCTGCTGGGGAGCTGATCAATGGCAGACCGCGCACTTCCTTTTGGCCAGATCACCCCGGCGGCCCGCCCGATTGGTGCTTTCGTTCAAGCTGCTGCACCGGAGCCTGCAGCGTCGGCGCGGCCGGTGCAGCTGGATTCGCCCCAGGGCATCAACACCCTGCAGATGGGCGCCACCAGCAACGTCGCTGGGTACAACCAGTACGAGCAGCTCGCTGGCGCCCTGGCGCCCTTCAGCCGTGGCCTGATGGAGATGGCCAAGTTCGGCTATGGCCAGTACGCCAAAGGCAAGATCGAGCAGGGTTACTACGACGAGCTCAAGAACCAGCAGGCCAAGGCCACGCTCAGCCTGCAGGTGCAGTCAGAGATCAGCGCCACCGATGCAGCCAGCCAGATCGGGCAGCTGCAGAAGGTGGATCCCGTTGCTGCAGATCTGCTGAAGGAGAGCAATCCGTGGAAGCTGATCGGCCGTCGCCGGGCCCTGGCCCAGCTGGCTGGCGCTGAGATCGAGAACACCCTCGAGAACGATCTCACCGTCAATGGCGGCCAGCTGAGCGCGCTGAAGCCCGGCAGCCCTGAACTGGTGAAGCGCCGGGTGCAGCTCACCTCCCAGGTGCTGGGTCGCTACCAGCTCGATGACGGGCTGCCGGAGGTGCAGTTCTATGTGACGCCCAAGCTGAACAGGGCCTGGGATTCGTACCAGCAGCAGCAGCGCAAGCTCTACGACGCGGCGGTGGAGGAATCCACCAAGAACGCCACCATCGCCAACACGGCGGCGATGGTCGATTCGATGCTGCAGCGCGGCGTCACCGTCAACGGCGTCACCTACCAACGCGGCACGCCGGAGTGGGCGCAGTACGGCGCGGCCTATCTGACAGTGGAGTTGGACCGCCAGCTGGGCGTGCTGGATCCGGTGGCGCGCAAGCGCACGGTGCAGGCGCTGCGCGAGCAGATCATTGGCACCTACGGCGCTGACCCGATCGGGGCATCACTGCTGCAGCAAATCCGCGGCGGCGACCCCTCGATGCCGTTTGAGAAGCGGCCCACCTGGGGCGCGATGGCACCGCTGGAAACGCTCGAGCTGCAGGTGCGTGGCCAGGAGGCAGCGCAGAAGCAATACGACCTGCGGCAGAAGACCGTCGAGAACAAGCTCGATCGGGCCTGGTACGACGGCCCGGGGCGGCTGGATCCAGCTGACCCGGCTTATGCGGGCGAGCTGGTCAAGTTCAGGAACACGGCACTGGCCAATGGCTACCTGAACCCTGAGGAGTACATCGCCAAGCGTGCGAAGGATCAGAGCGCCTTCCAGCAGGTGGTGAATCCCCCCGATCCCTATGCGGTCGAGGACTTCATCATCAACGTGGACAAGATGGGGCCCACCACCTGGACCGATAACCCCAACGCCTACCGCGACGCCCTGGCCTACGCGCGGCAGGTGGCCAGCCGCAACCCCACGCCGGAGGGGCGGAAGGAGGACTACCAGCGGATGGTGGCCGCCATCGACAAGGCGCGCTCTGGCGCGGCCGAGTTCGACGCCGGCGTGAAAGACCGTGTGCAGTCAGCCGTCCTGCAAGACCTCGACAGCCCGGCGGTGCGGGAGATCAAGAACCAGCAGAAGGTGAACGGTCAAAGCGGCAATGCCCTGGCCCAGGCAGTGGCCCAGAAGATTGCCGGCGGTGCTTCCGCCACGGCAGCCATCTCCACCACGTACCAGAACACCAAGCTCACCGCCGCGGCCAACCAGCTCACGGCGCTCTACGAGCGGCAGCTGTCGATCGCCATCCGCAACTGGAAGGCTGAGCGGCCCGGGCAGGTGATGAGCCCTGCAGCTCGCAGCGTGGTGATGTCTGAGGCCGAGGCAGCGGTGCGCAAGTCGCCGCAGTACGCCCGGATCATCACCGACCTCACTGGCCGCAAACCCGGTGAAGTGGGCCCGGCCACCGTTGGCCCCGCCAAGGTCGGCACTGACCCCCAGAACGCGCGCGGCGTGTCTCGAGCAGCGGCCAAGAGCCTGCCCGATGACACCATCCGCACCTACCAGCAGCGGCCGGTGATGGAGGGCCGCTGGATCTACAGCGAGCTGCGCAGCCTGCAGCAGAACAAGCCGGTCAGCCCCGAGCTTTACAACATGGCGCGGCGTGCCAACACCAGCACGTACCGCTATCTGCTCGAGCAGTTGAAGTTCTATCCCGGGCTGGACAAGAACGGTGATGCCAAGCGTTGGCTCGAGGAAAAGGTGAAGCAGCAGCGCGCCACCAATACGGTGGCGGGCAATCAAGTGAGCGTGGCCCTTCCCACTGGCGGCGGTGGGTTCAACCCCTTGGCGCCAGGGGGATGGCTGATGTCGATGCTGATGCCGCCGGCAGCTGCCGCCACCCTTCCCCCGCCGGCAATGACACTTCCATCACCAGGCGATTCCGTCGCCACCCGCAGCTTCGGCAGCGGCATGAACGGCCTGCTGGCCATGATCCGCAGCGGCGAAGGCGGATGGAACTCCGTCAATCGCGGCGTCGCCGGTGATTCACCCCGAGGGCTGGGAACGATCACCAACCAGATGATCGGCTCCCTCGAGGAGATGCAAACCAAGGGCCAGGTGTTTGCCGTTGGGGCGTATCAGTTCACCCCTGGCGTGCTCGCCCGGGCACGGCGCGAGGCAGGGCTCTCGCCCAATGCCCCGTTCACGCCGGAGAACCAGAACCGGATGGCGATGGCGCTGATCACCGGCACCAAGCGCAAGGCACTGGCGGCCTACATCAAGGGCCAGAGCAATGACCTCGACGCAGCCCACTGGGACATCGCCCGGGAATGGGCGGCGCTGCAGGCCCCGAATGGCCGCGGCGTCTACGACGGCGACAAGGGCGGCAACCGGGCCAGCGTTCCGGCCTCGCGTGTGCGGACACTGCTCGAGCAGGCGCGGCGTGAGTATCTGAGCGGTGGCCGCCGGGCATCAGCTGAGCCCAACAGCGAGCTGGGCAGCCAGTTCGTAGCTCAGCTCAGCAATGAGGCGGGCTTTGAGGACGTGGCCGGCCTGCAGCCGCTGCCGATGCGGCGGATGTTCCGCCAGGCAGGGCGATCCATGGACCCTGGGCGGCGCAGCCAGCCCAACGGATCCGGCTACTGGAAGCTCGAAAAGAAGGATCTGAAGATTGACCCGGCTCGGCACGAAGCCACGATCAAGCGGAACCAGCAGATCCGCAATGCCATCGACAACTGGAACCCCATAGAGGCAGAAAACAAGCAACGGCTCAATAACACAAACCCGACACCTCGCAGCCGCGCAGTTGCACCAACTGAGCAGCAGTTCATTGACGCACTTAAGCCACAGCTCACCGCGTGGAGCCATGAGGCGAGAAAAGCAGGAGCGTTCGCTTCGGGCAAAGACGATGCTCTCAACATGAATAAGTTCGACGTTTCCGTCTTTGTTGATGACAAGACCCGCAGCGCCTTGAAGCAGCAGGTGTTCCTGTTCCTCGACAAAGAGCGGGCCAATGCCTCCGGCGAAGCAAAGCTCTGGGATCTGCCACGGCCGTTCCAGCTCGATCTGCGTCAACTGGGCAACGACTTCCTATACGAGTGGAACGCAAGAAGGCAGCGATTACAAGAAAACACGGTGGACATGATTCAGATGGGCCGTGATGCGATCAGGCCAATCGATCTGTTTGGTCAATAGAGGAGGGAACTCATGCCAGCCTTCAACCTCGCCCCAATCGATGACGCGGCAGCATTTGAGCCCGTCGTTCCCTCCAGCCCCGCGGCCCAGGGCGGTGGCGGCAAGCCTGCCCCAAAGCCAGCTACAGGCCCGCGCGGCGAAGTCGCGCGCCGCATCGAATCAGCCGCAGGCCCGCTGAAGCCGCTGGTTCAGTTCATGAATGTGCTGGCCTCGCCCGACACCAGGGCTGGGATGATCGTCGGCCCGATCAATGCAGTCAGCAAACTCAGCAACGCGCTCGGCGATGTCATCCAGCGCAAGCCGATCAGCACCAAGGATGCCTGGGTAATCCCGCCAGAGGTGGCAAGGAAATACAACCCTTGGCGCTACGGCCTTGGCGGCTACTACGGCGAGGTCACCCCATCGGACCAGCCGGGTTTCGAGGTTGGTGGTGCGATTGGCGCTGAGGTATTGGGTGCTGTCACCGGCACCACGCTCATCCGCAGGTTGGGCCAGGTAAGCCAGCTCAAGCGGGCGGCGGATGCCGTCAAAGCAACTCGAGCGCTGCAGGGGCTCGCGGCCGCACAACGCACCAATACCGGCGTTCGCGCTGCGGTCAAAGCAGGCGAGAAGGTCGGCGAAGCGCTGGTGAGCACCACCCTGGCCGCGCCGTTCATGGATCAGGACGGCGGCAACTTGGCCAACCTCGGCGACCTGGCCGGCCTTCGCCTGCCGGGTCGCGCCGATGAAACCGACAACTACCTGACCAAGCTCGGCAAGAGCATTGCGGTGGAGGGCATCGCAGCACCGCTTGCTGTCATCGGCGCAGCAAGCACAGTTCCTGCACTGCGGAAGGCCATGTTCAACGGCGGCACCACGCTGCTGGATGACATCGGCAGTGCAGAGCTGGCCCCTTACCGGCCCCCGGTCACGGACTTGGTGCCGGTCAACCCGCGGCCAGTTGAGCCTGCAGCCGTACCACCAACCCCTGAGCTGCCTGGGGCCACCATCGGCCAGCCCGCGCTGCCGCCGTATCAAACCGGCGGGGCGATGGTGCCGGTGCCGCGCAATGGCAGCGCCATCGAGCGCTACCTCGAGGACGCCACCCAGATCCGCCAGGTGGAAGAGCAGCGCCAGCGGCTGCTGTCGGCCGGCCTGCTCAAGCAGGGCGAAGGCGGCCAGCTGGAGCTGAACGTCACCACCGGCGACGAGGCCGCCAAGGCCCAGCTCGAGCAGCTGCAGCAACAACGCGGCGAACTGGTGGCCCAGCTGCAGCAGGTGGATGAGGCCACCCGCCCGCAGCTGCTGCAGCAGGTGGATGCCATCGACCAGCAGATGGCTGACCTCAACCTCTCCGGCACCACTGAGCAGTTCCTGGCACCCCGGGGCAGCCGTCAGATGGAGCTCAACCTCGACACCAGGCCCGAGCTCGACACCTACCTGGCGCAGCTTGATGAGCTGAGCGACCAGCAGCTCAGGAACATCCACTCACGGGTGTGGCGGCAGGCCGGCGAGGAGCGCAACGCCGCTGATCTCGCGGCCACCCAGCAGCAGATCGAGCAGCTGAACCAGAAGCTGGCGGAGATCGAGGCCCGCCAGCAGTCCGGCGAGATCACACCCCGCGGCGCCAAGGGCCAGATCACCAAGGTGCAGCGCCAGCTCGAGGCCGCCCAGGCCCAGCTGCGCACCGTGCAGCAGCGCATCGCGGTGCCGGAAACCACCGTGGGCCAGCAGCTCGAGCTCACCCTGCAGCAGCAGCTGGGGCTCGACCTCTCCCCTGAGATTCCCCTGCCGCCCCTGGCAGAGGTGACGCGGGTGGCCAGTGAGTTCGGCTACCGCACCCCCGCCGATTACCGCGCAGCGCTGGAGGGCTGGCCGCGGGATCTGCTGCGCAGGCTGTCGATGCCCGACTCCAGCCCGGAGGTGGCGGCCCTGGTGAAGGCCCGCACCGGCCGGCGGGTGTGGCAGGCCAAGAAGGGCGACATCATCGATGCCCTGGTGGAGCTGAGCGAGCGGCGCGGCCGCTACCTGCCGCCTGATGCAGAACAGCTGCAGCTGCAGCTCAAGGCCAACCTCGCTGGCCAGACCGACGCCCCGCTGCTGGATGTGCCGGCTGATCTGCGCACCACCAGCCGCATGGGCCAGACGGTCGATGCCGATGGCAACCCCGTGGCGGTGCCGATGGGCGACTACCAGCCCCGTGGCATGGATCCGCAGATGCGCGAACGGCTCAAGGCCGAGATCCTGCGGCGCGCCATCGACAACGGCGAGGTGCAGGCCCCCGTCACTCCGATCCCGAACCGGCCGTCAGAGCCCGCCTTCTACCAGCAGGGCAACTTCGTCGATGACCTGTTCAGCGATGGCACCGGCCAGCTGGCGATGGCCTTCAACAGCGACCTGCTGCCGCCCTACAAGGCCGGCGGCAAGAACGCCGATGCGCTGATCGATGAGATGCGGCTGCGCTTCGAGTACAACCTGCTCGATGCCAAGGCCATGCAGGCGCAGAAGGATGCGCTGATGGCCGCCCATGGCTGGGACCGGCTGAGCTGGGAGGAGAAGAAGCGCACCGGCCTGCTGGGCCGCGGCATCTTCCGCATGAGCCGCGATGAGCTCAGCAACCCGGTGGATGTGGTGCGGCCGGCCACGCCGCAGTTCGATCCGGCGCTGCCGATCACCCGCGGCCGCGAACCACAGCCGTATCGCGGCGAGGGCTCGACCCAGGCGGGCGTGCAGCAGTTCACGCCGGAGCTGCAGCCGAAGCCCGATCGCAAGCCGGCCGTCTACGACACCCAGTCGGTCTACGTGAGCATCAACGGCGAGGCCCTGGTGGTGCCCAAGGACCAGGTGCCGAAGGTGGAGGCACCCACCACTGGCCGCGGCCGCCGGACACCCACCACGGCTGAAGCCAAGGCGGCCAAGCAAGTCCTCGCCGACATCAAGAGAGAACGCGAGGCGATGTCCCAGCAGCTTGAGCAGCTGCGCAAGCAACACCAAGGAGGCTCCTGCTGATGGCTGACTGCAACAACCTCAACCAGCAAATCGACGAGCTCGAGGCCCGGCTGCGCCAGCTGGATGAGATGGAAGCAGCGGCCAGGGCCATCCTCGAGGTGGAAGACCTGCCGCCAGCGGGCAAGAGCGTGGCTCGGCTGCGCACCTACACCGGCGAGGAGATCGGCGTCTCAAACGAGGCCTGGGCCAGGCAGGCCGAGTCGGATCTGATCGCCAAGGGCAGCCAGACCATCCGCGACCTGGTGCAGATGGGCTTCCGCAACAACGAGGGGCCCCGGGGCAGCAGCGGCCGAATGGTCAACTACCGCCAGTACGGCGTCGATTACAGCGAGATCACGCCCAGCGACGAAAACATCAACGGCCTGCTCGAGGTGATGGGCCTCAAGCGGGCCGACACCAAGAAAGGCCTCGAGCTGCGCAAGCCGTTCAGCCAGTCGGTGGCGATGCAGAGCCTGATGCGCATGGCCCGCGAACGCGGCGGCGATGTGCGCGAAGTGGCGGCCGCCCTGAACCGAAAGTTCCGCGGCATCGACAGCCTGCCCGGCGCCGTGGTGCAGGTTGCCAAGGCCCGCTGGGATTCCGTCAGCCAGTACGCCGACATGCTCGAGCGCACGGCTGATGCCATGGAGGCCGGGGCCGTCACCGATGAGCTGCGGCTGCAGCTGGGCCATTCCGCTCAGTGGGCCCACTTCTTCGAGAACCTCGATGCTGCCGTGCGGCGCCGCATCGGCCAATCGCTGCGCAGCCTCCAGTTCGACATGAACAGCGGCGGCTTCGAGCTGATCAGCCCCGATGCCGATTGGGCCCGCCTCACGATCCAGGACATCAAAGGCGAGACCCTGCTGGGCCAAACCCTCGAGCACGTTGAGCAGGGCGATGCACTGAAGCTGCGCCAGCTGGCCGCCGTTGTTCGCACGAACAAGCTCACCCGCACAAACATGAACCAGGGGCGGCTGATGTCGCAGATCGCCCTGCTCAACAACTTCCGGCGCAACAACATGCTGCTGTCGCCGGGCACCTGGCTGGCCCGCAACCCAGTCAGCGGCGCCCTGGTGAGCTTCTACTACGGCCTCGAGGACGTGGTGGAAGGTGGCCTCCGCGTCGGAATGATGGATGGCCTCAAGGCCGCGGCGTTCGCCAATCGCGCCACCCTCGATGCCATGCAGATGGCATGGAAGAACGCCACCACCTACCTGGGCACCGGCAAGGCGCGGATGGGCCTCGACAACGCCATGGAGGTGGCACCCGATCTGATCCAGAACGAGAAGCAGCAGATCGTCGATGCCCTCACCACCGGGTTCGATCTGCTGATGGATCCCACCTACTGGCGCAACACCGCCGGGTTCGGTCCCGCCGTGTCGCTGATGAACGTCTTCAACGCGGCCACCAGCCTCACGCTGGGCAAGCTCGGCGAGCGCTTCCTTGGCTGGGACGGCGGCTACCTGCCCTCCTTCCGGCTACTGGGGGCCGGTGATGAAGCCATCCGTTCACTGGCCTACGCCTGGAAGGTGAACCATGAGGCCTACCTGCGCGCAGCGGAGGAAGCCAAGGGCGTGGTGGACGAGGCCACGGGCCGCCCGGCCGGCAGCGAATGGATCCAGCGCCAGGCCGAGCAAGCAGCTGAGCAGTCGCTGTTCAGCGGCTACATGAGCCAGGAAGACCTGGTGAAGTTCCGCCGGGAACGCGGCATCCCCATGGGCGATGAGCTGCCCGATGACGTGCTGCGGCTCCAGGCCTTCAACGACCTCAAGGGCGTTCCCCGGGCCGACACCGAGCTGGGTGCCATGGGCCTCGAGCGGGCCGCCAAGGTGACCTTCACCGACACCATCAAGGATCCGATCATTCAGGGCCTGGGCCTCACCCGGCAGAACGCCCTGGTGGCGTGGCAGCTGCCGTTCTTCAAGACTCCGCTGAACTCCCTGATGTGGAGCCTCGATCGCACGGTGGTGCCATCGGTGCTCAAGGCCATCGGCAAGCAGATGGACAACGCCGAGCCCGAGGCGCTGGCCCAGGCCCGGGCCCAGGCCATCGTGTCCACCTTCTTCTTCACCGGCGGGGCCGCGTTGATCGCCTCAGGTGGCTTCACCGGCGGCGGCCCATCCGATCCCGAGGAATACGCCCGCTGGCGCCGGCTGAATACGCCGTACAGCTTCCAAATCGGGGGCAAGGTGATCCCCGCCGCCCGATTCCGCATGGGCGGCATCGATCCGATCGACCTGCTGGGCTTCTAC